AAGATTTGTTGTTTTATGATTTGATAATGAACTAACAGTACCATTTACATTACCAGTAAATGTAGCAGGAATAGTTGTGCCATTGCCATTTTCAAATACTTTTGCAGTTCCACCTGGAGCGTAAACATCACCTACAAAATCTCCAGAGAAATCTCCAGAAAAGTTACCAGACGCAGCTACGAAAGTGGCAGTATTAGAAGTAAGTAATCCATCGATTCTCAGGTCAGTACCAATCTCTACATCAGTAGAAGTTACAATACTCGGTACAGTTAACACGCCAGCTGGGGACAATGAAAACGCAGTAACGCCACCCTGAACCATTTGGAAATTAGCAGCCGCAGAACTGTCGTAACCAATATCCCAAGCAGTTATATTATCTGTATATCTTGTTTTAGCACCAGAAACTCCATATGCGAACGTTGCAGCTATAGGGGATAATGCAGGAGTAATTTTAACTGGAGAACCAAAGTCGAGTGTCGCACCGGGCGTTCTAGTTTCAACAAAATCTGTTAACAGATCATTGAATACTATAACAGTATTTGCAGTAAATTCACCCTGAAGAACTGCGTCGCCAACCGTTATATCACCGGTGCCTGACGCAGTTAACGAAGAGTCTCGCATGATATCAACCATTTCATTAGTTTTATCAAACCAATTTTGAAATGTCTGAGTCGTAGTAATATTTTGAATGCTAGGTTTTGACATTTAATTATTCTCTATCTTATCTAAACGGGCGCTGATTTGCGTTAGGCACAATTTAACCTCAACGAGCTCTTTTGTCAATTTTTCGACTTTACGATATAAAGCCCTTTCTGACTTATATTTATTAAGAGCAGCTACGTCAGTATTTAAAACTGCTCGAGTATTCTCGTCTCTGATTAAAGCGTGTGCCTGTATCATGTTAAAGCAATTCCTCTATAATCTTTCACAAACGGTACATTGTGAATGTTAGTTGCAAGTAATTCAATCTTAACAGCAAATTTTCTATACCCTATAAAAGTGCCAGATGTACTAGTATATGTGATAGTACCGGTATCTTTATTAGCATCTGCAACTTTATATCTAAATTCTTTATAGTCATTTACATTAGAAGATGAAGAATAAGTATTAACACCTTCGAATAGTTCTAGTTCAATCCAATCAATTGTATCGAATGCTGCGCTATCTTGTGTGTGCTGAGGTCTAATATAAACTTTAATGTCTGTGCCATTAGGTCTGTATCCTGTAAGATACAAGTTTAAGTCTTCAGCATCTAAGTCTTCAGCTAACTCTATGGTCTTAGAAATATATTTAGACGTAGTAGCCGATACATCAGTAACTTTAAATTGGTAAGCTAACAAAGTAGCTATTTCTAGATCAACAATTGGAGTTGAAGTAGGATTTGCAGAGTTAGACATTTCAACATTAATATTAAACGGCTTCGGATTAATAAAGTTATTTGATTTAGAGTAAATGACAACGCCTTTTCTGGTGAAGAAATTATTATCACCGAATTTTAATGGCATATTATATGTATTAACAACGTTATCAGGATCTGTGAATGTGCCATTAATAGAAGTTGTTGTTACAGAATCATTTGCTTTTTGAATTAATGGTTGTATATAACTTAAATTAATATTATCAATAGTTCCAATTGTACCATCAGTTCCGCTCGTGAATCCAGTAAGTACATCACCAACTTCAAATCTTTTCAAGTTAACTGCAGAACTCTTCTTTAAGTGAAGTTCTGAAGCAGTGTACTTGTTATAATGAGAAATTACACCCGCGACAATTGGAACACCTGAAGCGTTCGCGCCATTGAATGAACATGGCTTGTCGGTTGTGATTTGAACAGAAGTATCAACACTAGCAACTCTAAATATATCAGACGCAGTATTACCACTATTACGTACTAGGATATAATCGCCGGCAGAATAATCTGCAGTAAAGTCATTGCCTGACTGTGTGATAACATTTGTTCCTTGAACCATACTTACAGTATAACCAGTATCAATTTGCTTGTAAACATATTCGCCAGCGGTAAATCTTCCATCCCAATCACTCAAAGTAAAGAATTCATGATCATCGTTTGTAAGATTTACAGTACCAGTCGAGGCATTAAAGTTGTGACGATAAAGAGTAAATTTAATATCTTCATCTTGTACTGATTGCCATGCTCGGTTGTTTGTAGATGTAAATAAAACACCATCGCCCCAATCCATAACAACAGATTGACCTTGTGTAGGACCTGTAGTTTTATCTGTTCCACCAACTTTAGAAGTATAGATTAAGTAGTTAGGATCGTTTGCGTCTGGTTGAACAACAATTGCATATTCTTTTTCAACATCTACTCTGATAGGTGCTTCAAAGTTAATTTCAGTTACTGCTGTTGCATCCGCCGAAACGTTTACATCAGTAGATGTGTAGTGTATTTTAGAGAATGGCAAAATAATTGAAGAAGGATAACCATTTACAACTTCTCTTAACGTAACTGTTATGCCATTAATATCACTTTTTCTCTTGAAGTACAAATCTACTTTAGAGATAAATGCACTGTTAGATCCTTGACCCATACCTTGCTTAATAAAGAAAGTTTGAGCTAATGGATCGCCCGAGTTGGTTACTCGTCGGGCCGGGGCCGGTGCAATAACTGTTGTTACCCTGTCTGCTAAGTTTCTTGATGTTGCTGTTTCTTCAATTGCAAACTCTGGCATTCTCGTAGAAATTGTTGTCGCGCTTGAAGTAATATTATAAGCGTGATAAGCAATATCTGATTTTGAAGTAGACGCAGAATCAATACTTGAATACTGATCTACGTCAACTACTGTTAATATTCTATCTCCAACAAAGAACACTCCTTGTGGAATAGTAAATACTGCGCGTAGAACTCCATTAGCATCTGTCGTAACTGCGTCTGCCGCAATTCCAAATTTCTGGATATCTCGTGCATTAGCAACTACTGTACCTGGAGTAACGTGAGCATTTACATCAACACGATCAAAGAAGAAATAATGTCGCGTGCTAGGACGTAGTCCAGACACAAAGACTTTAATATCTTGCGTTCGCATATAAGGCTGGAAAGTTACATCAGTGAGAAAATCACCTACTGCGTTTACATCACCGTCATTTACTGTAAGATTTGAAATAATGCCAGCTTCTGTGCTGGGGGTTGTAGTTGTAGTTGTTCTACCAACTCGTGACGATATAGCATCACCATCTACCACATCACCAGACCAGTTAGTTCCGGTCAGTGGCCATATTTCTTGAATATCTTGGAATGCTGCAGATACATCAATCACTAAAGGAACTGGATTTTGTATTGTATCGTGGGCCATATCATGGTTTGGCGAGATTGTTGCTTGGCCATCATATTTCCAGAAGTTAGATACGCAGTTTCTAGAGTTTGTAGCATATGGTTGCCCAAGCAATTTCACGTTAGCATTTCTGCTTAACGTAGCAATCTCGGCGTTGTTAACACTTGGGAAAACAGATGCACCAGAAGCTCCAGAATATTTCAAATCTAGAGGGAACGTATTCAATGCTGGAGTAAGAATTTTCTTATCAAAGTGAATAGCAGCTTTGTGATTTGGGTCATCAGTATTGGCAATTTTTGCGTCATTCATTGGATCTACAATGTAGCCATTTTTAAATCTTGTTAATCCGTTTTCATCTAAGATTAACAAGTTTTCTGAACTTTGCTCTAATTGATTTAAGCTGATGTAATACTCAAGACCTTCAATTCTTTTTTCGATCTTTTCAATGTCGCGCATTGTATAGTTCTTAGTGCCACTCGATTTAAACTGAATTGCACAAGAGAATTTACCTTGCTCTGACGCTTCTTTTTGTGATAGCGCGGGATAACCAGGAATATAGATTTGAGTAACGACAAGCTGATCTTGACTTACTTTTGGAGTAATTGGGTTTTGATCTTCTTCGCCTTTGATAAGTTGAGCTTTACCAAAAGAATCAAAAGCAATTACGTCAACTCGTGATAAGTAATTTTCAACGTCAGAAGTAATAGTAGCTTGCAAGGCTGGAACTAAGTATGTGCCACTAAATGTTTTATTATACCCACCAACACCGGTAGTTATTATTCCTGCTGAGCCAATAGTAGTATCAGTGTAATCAACAGCTGCATCTTTATCAACGTATGGTCTAAAGTCAAAACAGTTTCTTAAACTAAAAAGCCGTCCATCTGCTGCTTTATAAGTTGCAAGATCAGAAGATCTAATAAAACCACCAGGCAATACAGCGGTTTCATCATCAATAGGATAGCTGTTAATTGTAAAGAAATGCGAGCCGGTAGAAGTATTTACTTGGAATACACCTAATTTAATAACTAGCTGTTGACCATTTGCTGGCCGAGGACGGCCTGGAATATATTCCATGTATGAAATATCATAAAAATGGTCAGTTTGATTTGTGTGAAGTTTAAAGCTGCCGGTGTAGTCTATTCCGCCAGGACCCGTGTTAATGCTAACTATTTTATAAACATCGGGGAAACCTAAGCTATATCTAGCAGTATTTGTTAAATGGCTTATTTTAACATACGGTTCTACAGAAGCCTTGTTATGTGATTCTGCTGCTGTAAGGCGCTTATTATAATAAACGTCACCGCCACCAGTTGCACCAGGAGTAAGCGCGATTGTTAGTATAGAATTGTTTAACGTTTTTGTAACTGACGTAACTGGAATAACAGTATTTGAGGTATCTACAACTACAATGTCGTTTTGATCTAAACCAAAATCTTCATTAATAGACGCTGTAAGCTGAATCTCATCATTAACAATGCTAACACTAGCTTGCGCTCTAACAGGAATAATCATATCAGTAATTTCTTTGATATAAGGAGTTCCTGTATCAAAGATTACTGGGGATTTTCCAATTTGCTTAACTTTTGCGTTTGGCGCTACGTTGATTACACCAGAAGTACCTATAACTCGAACAACTTCACTAAACGAGTTAGGTGAAATCATTTTTACGCCAACAAGATAAACTTTAGTTGGTGTAATATTTCTAACATAAGCTTCACCGATTTTGCCACTTAAAGCGTTTTGTAAATCTACAGTATCATAATTAATATCTACTGTACCACTAACATCTACAACATCTAAATAAGAACCATAATCAGTGCTTGTTGCTTGGTTTTGTTGTATAGCGGTGTTTGAAATCGGATCTATGGTAAAATCTAGCTTACCGCTATTTTCTACACGGTAACCTTTAACGTATGCTGTACCTTTACCAACAAGAGCAGTTAATTCTGCACCTCTACGATCTAAATCAATTTTAAAACTATCTAAAATGTAGTTACCAGATTCTTCGTATGTTCTTTTTGCCAACTCAGCAGCAATAGAATTAAACTGAGAAACATCACGTAAAGTAACTGCAGAACCATTTTGATAACGAATAAGAGTAAAGAATCCTGCATCGATATCAGCAATTGCTGTACTCTTAACAACTAATACTGGAACCATTTTAAGTCGATCAGCACCAGGCGCATTAGCATTAGATGAACTGTTTGCATTATCATACAAACTATTATCTTGTAAAGAACTAACTAAGCTTTCGGTAACTTCATAACCAACAGAAAGATCATCTGGCACATCAGTATATTTAGAAACAACTAAAGTTTGATCTTCAGTGAATAAAAAATGACCCTTCTGAAAGACCACACCAGCAGATGCTCTAATACCGAATGATTTTCCAGCGGGATTTGATTGTAAGGTGACATTGATGTTCCAGTCTGGATCTAAAGGATCTCCACCTTCTTGAAGGCTTGGAACTAGTACTGACCCATTATACACATACTTAGTGATTGTTAAGTTTTCACCAGCGATAAAACGCTGAACAACACCGTTTGTATTCAGATAGTTAATAAAGAATGTATTAAGATCTGGTGGGCGAGTTTCAAATCCGCGGGTAGCAGCAATAATACTAGCTTTAAGACCAGCAGCATTTTCTAATTCGTATACGACATCAACATCTGTCACGATACCACTAATAATTGCTGTACTTGCTCTAGACACAAACTGCTCTACATCAAAGCCAGTTTTATCTACGAGCTTTACGTATTGTAAACCGTTGAGGTTTGTAAAGTTGCAACCTTTGATAATAGTACCTTCCTGGTAGATATTATCTCCGAATTGTTCAACTTGATTTTGTAGAATCGTTTGAAGTTGAGTCAGCTCTCGTGCTTGTACTGCATAAGCTGGTTTAAACAGAATCTTGTAGAACTGCTTTTCGACGTCAAAGTCATCAAAATATGGTGCAATATTTAAATTTGTGTTAATAGGCATCTATTTGAGTTCCTTAAAATTCCAAGACCAATTTATATTCTTCTCTTGAACTTTCTTCTCTAGTTAAAGGAAAAAAGTCTTCCATAAAGTATACGGTACCAGATCTTTGAGTATATCGTGATTCAATAACATTATTAGCTACTGGTGTATTTATCTGAATTCTTTGTCCTGTAGAATTAACAAGATTTTTCGTGTAATCTAAAGATATATCGTTATTAGCAGCGTTTACATATGGGCCCATATAATTAGATAAGTAAACAGTATTAGCTGTATCATCTATTTCATGAACTCGCGCACTAAATGTTATGTTGTTGTTTATATCTTTTTGGGTAACGGTAGTATTTACGACGAACTTTGTGTAATCGTTTGTAATAATTTGTAAACGATTATCAAATACTTCAGGAGATGCAGTATTAGCTGTATCTGGATCTGGAGTAAATATTGGATTCTTAACAAGACCAATAGCAGAATAAGTATTACTCTTGCCTATTTTGTTATTATCTGTTTCAGTAATATAAGAATACATAAGTATATGTCGGCAATGCATTTCGTCAATTAAATCAAAATTGTGATAACCTAACGGTGAAATAACAGGTCTTAAGACTGCTCTTACGTCGATTGATTTAGGATCATCTGGATCAAAATCAAAGCCAGGATCTATTACTGTTGCCGTAATAGCATTATAGTTTTTACCTGTATCTAAAACTTCGATATTTGTAATTGAACCATTTACTATTCTTGGAATAGCGATAGCACCTGTGCCATCACCTTCAATTTTAATTGTAGGTAAAATCTTAAAAGTAGAGTTAATAATAACTCCATCAGCCTTAGGATCGCCGATTACTTTAACTTTTCCTCTATCTGTAATAGAATCCCAAGTATAAGTATCAACTACATATACGTACGCAATGTTTGTTGGTGTATTACAAACAATAGTCATACCTGAATAGTAGTTTTGAATCTCGCTTAAATCATTAGATCTTAAAAGTATAGTAGAATCATTACCTGGAGGACCAGCGACGATTCCGCTTTCTAAATAAGGATAACCTGCGTTATCGATATAATTCTCTACAAAAATATCACTTACTTCTGAACCTGTAATAATATTATTTGCATCAGCAGCAGTATCTGGATTAATTTCGAACGTTCCTACAAGAGGAACATAACCAGTTGCATTATATGCTTCAAACTGTTGCTCGGTTAGATAATACATAAACTTCCAAACATAACCGTCAGGCATTCTATAAACCTGTTTAGTTGTCGTTGGATTATAATTTGGTGGTGCGGTAGATTCAGCACCGTTATTATTAGATAAACATTTGTAAACTCTGTAATCTCCAGAGTCATTATTTGTAGGACCTACGATGGAATAAAAGTTTAAAGATTCTATATCAATCTGGTCGTCGTATTGAGCATATACAGAATCTTTCTGCCAAGGGTAATATTTTATCATGAATTTTACATCTTCTGGAAATACTCTTTTACCAAAAAGAATATTTTCTCTAAACTCATTTTTACTATATAACGAATTTGCGGCATCAATACGAGTCAACTCGCCCGTGGCAATTGACGAAATTGCAAAGTAAAACTCGTTGTCTAGAATATCTTGATAGAACATTCTAGTTACATCATTCTTTAATTTTGTAGTTAGTATTTCTGCCATTTCACTTAACCTTAGCTTTTTTAATATTTATAAACACTTTTAGCCTCTTCTACGAATTCTAGCGCGAGGATAAGTAATACCCGAGGCTGGTCGTGGTTTAAAATTCTTTTGCGGAAACGTGACGCCAGTTTCTACTCGCTGATTGATCCATCTCAAATAAAGGTTTGGCGCACCCTGTAAACTGTTTGTATCCATAGGATCATCTGTTGCAGTATCTTGCATTTGATCTACTGATGCCTTATTTATCAACCAAGCCTGTGCCTCTGCTTGAGTAATATTGGGCCATGATTCTGCTAACAAAGCAAGAACACCGGCAACCTGTGGTCCTGACATGCTTGTTCCTTGATACTTGCCAAACTGATAAGAGCTGTTTCTTGGATCATTAATACCACCAGATTGTAAGCTACTTTGTATTGCTTCACCCGCAGCAAAAATATCTACTTGTGATCCAACGTTTGAGAAAGGAGCTTTATCTTCTTGGGTGTCGTTTGATGTAGCACCTACATTAATGATAGGTGCATAACCAGCACCAGATCCGGTACCTCTATGCAAATACCAAGTATAATTAGTTCCACCGTAAGTTGTGTCGAATGTATTAGCATAATCTTGATCTGAACTATTTACTGTTTTCCAATAGTCATTACCCGCCGAAGCAACAATAAGAATACCATCATTAATAGCATCTTGCATATCAGCATTACGAGATGTAAAGAAATACGGAATTGACATATCTTTTGTTGGCGCATAAAATCCCCTGACCTGCATTTCACCGGCAGTTAATTCTCTTCCAGGATCAAATGTTACTCCACGATAAACTACTTTTGTTGGATACCCAAAGCTGTTTTGGCCTGTAGTAATTGAAGAGCCGTAACTATTGTTTGTGATAGTCGGATTGCGTCTACCAGTCTCAGGATTAATTGCCTTCGTGTTGTGCCACTGTCGTATGTAGTCCCACATGAGGCTGCTGGAGAGGGCATTGGGGTTAGTGCCATATGGACTAATATTGTAAATATTGGCGGCTCTAGCCCACCCCTGAGTGTTACCAGCGACGGTGCCACAACAATGTGCGCCATGATTGTTATCAGCAGTTCGATCGGCGTTAGTGCCATCAATATATGGTGGATACGTATAAGTTCCGTTTGAACCACCGCTTACAGCGTTAGTTAAAGAAAACCAATTAAACTGCTGTACTCTTGAACCACCAGATCCGTTTTGATTAACGGCAAACTCAGGGTGTGCTGGATCCATATGACCATCGACAATTACCACATCTATGTTTTTTCCGCTAGCCGTAATAGTCAAGTCAGTTGTTACAAGAGATGTTCCATTAGCACCCCAATTGTTTCTGTTAACTTCTTCACTATTTCTTAACAAACCCCAATTGATATCTGAGGCATCGCTTGCCCAACTTTTGTCAAACTCACCGTTTGAAATTGTGTAACCAGCGGGTCTAGTTGTAATATCAATAAGCTCTGCCAATTCAACATCCCAAACACGATCATCAGCTTTAATAAGTTCAACTTCTGAAGGCTGTAACATGTAATGAGTATTACGACTAATCGGTCTTCTATGCGCTACATCAACAGCTCTATTTGGAATGAATAGGTTACCACGAGGCGATTCCATATCTGCGTAAAAGTCTTCGAGGTCTTCTTTCCTGTGAAGAGTAACAATCCATTCTTTAAGCATTCATTAAGCCTCTAATTGCAGAAGGTTAAGTGTTACGGTTACCGCACCTGTTACTCCAGATTTGTTTGTAACTCGACATGGAATAGAGGTTGTTGGAGTTGATTCGAGATTATATCCAATAACACCAGGAGACACTATAACTGTTTCAGCGCCAGTAGTAATTACTTCTACAATAACACCAGCGTCAGGAGTTGGATCAGTACCTTCTCCGCGTGCATTATCTGCAGTACGTACGGCAGCGTTAACATAAATTCTAACCCAAGCAGCTTTATCAGTTGTGATAGTAAATAACGAGTACGATTTAAATCCAGTGAGATCAAGATCGCCGCTGGCATCATTCGCTAAAGAAGCAGTTGAACCAGAAGGTGATGTTCTTGATTGTAAACCGCTACCGCCGGCAGCAACCCAGTCGTAATCAGAACCAGTCCAACTTAAAACTTGACTAGCAGACGCAGTAGCAGTATTTAAATGAGTGTTAACACTGGCATCAGTATATGCTGCAGTCTGGGCTACCCAGTCATAATCGCTACCAGTCCAACCTAAAACTTCGGTGGCTGAAGCAGTACTAGTATTTAAGTGCGCATCTACGTCATTATTAGCATACGACAGGCTAACAAATGTAGTAAATGCAGTGCCACCTGTTCCATCAGAGGTAAGCACTTGCCCGGCTGTGCCTGCAGCAATGCCAAGATCATATATGCTAGTTGGCACAACTATACTATCTACTAAACTATAAACTTCAGTAAAGTTTTCGTTTGTTTTGGTCATGGCAGAACGTATCGGATCGCCAGTTCCGTCATTAGCTACCGTACCTACGTTAATGATTTGCTTCGCCATGTTTGCTCCTATTAGTTTATAGCTTATTTATTTAACTTTAGCCGTTGTCTACAGTGAATGTGATTGTATCATCTACTGTAAATATAAGATTATCTGCTCTAACTGTTTGATCACCAATACTTTGATTAGGACCAACAATATCTGAACCACCTAATACATAATCATCTTTTCTAATTAATTGGAATTGAGAAGTAATTTTCGGCCCGGTCTTTTGCTCGTAAATAAAATTACCAAACAGTTTAGAACCTGCAAGATGCATTGTATCTTTTACAACTTTGATGTATTTTTTTGGATCTACTGTTGATCTAATTTCATAAGAATATTCTTGGTAGTAATCACTATCTTGAATTTTCATTTGCCCATCATAATATTCAAACTCATTATTATCTGGGTTTGTCCAATAGCCATTAATATGAGAACTTTGACTACCCCAGAATCCAGAAGTAATACCTTGCGAACTTGCACCTATTGTTGCTCTAGCGGCGTGTACTCCGTCAAGACCAACAAGAGTAATGGTTTCGCCATTAACATATCCAAAACCCGAGTTACTGATTATTGCACCGGAAATTCTTCCTTGTGAGAATAAAGTCTCATTAGTAACAACAGCATTTTCACCAAATCTTTTTGTTGAATAATTTCTTTCTACAGCAAGAACATCGTAAGAGTTGCCTTTATGGGTGAAGCTATCACTTACGCCAGTCTTAAACCCGTAGTAACTATAAGGACTTATGTATAACGCACCTAAGTTATTATCAATTGCTTTAATTTTACCAGTTGTATTTGTTAATGCTTGGTAGATAGTATCACCGACTGAGAAACTAGCACTATAATCAGCAACTAAAATAACTTGATCGAATCTTTCAAACGCTACCATTTGTTCATCTACTACAAGACTAAATGTATCATTGCTATAGTCGGCGCCTGGGTTTATGTTTTCAAAAGATTTAATAGTACCAATATCAAATGGT